ATTTATTAATGATTCTGCTTTGCTTTCTGTGAGATTTTTGGAATTGATAAGAATCTGATAAAGTTTATGTTCTTTTGTTAATTCAGATTTAGAAAAATATTTCTTGATTATATTAATTGCTGGTGATGATTCCTTACCAGATATACTATCACTAGCTATCTGACGTACTAATAATTCAAATAATATCCCAGTATTTCTAAATTTACTATGTTTAATTTTCATTTTATATCTTATAAAGATTCATCATTACCTATAAATATGTGTTTATTATATATCCTTGATATTTCCCTCATCAAGTAATGTAGATTCTTGTTGATTTTCAAATACCATTATTTTATCCTCACCAAAAGGTAATTCAGGTTGTTTTATAATATTATTCTTAGGAATTTGTTTTAACATATCTAATACTGATCTATTTTTAATAGATTCAGCTAATGCTAATGGTGAACCACCTTTAGGTGTACCTGATTCTTCAGGTTTATTCGCAGTATATAATGTACCTATTTCAGTACTACCTAATCTATCTTTCCCTAATGGGTCTCTTTGAGTACCTACTATTGAATTTTTTTCCTTTGGACGCCCTTGTGGTACTTTCTCATCATATCCTGGTGGTACATCACCAACCCCATTTCTTCCTTTACCATATAAAGAAGCTAAATCATGAGGTGTACCATATGATTTACCTGATTTTGCAGGGTCATTACCTTCATTCTCAATCTGAGAAAGACGGAATGTACGAGACATATCTTCTTTTACTAAATCACGGAATTCATCATATTGGTCTTCACTAAACTGGAATACTTTATCATATATCCAATCTGAAGGGAGAAGTTTTGTATCTTGTATATCTTTAGCTAATCCAATTTTTTCTTTCCATAATGCTATTTTTTCTTGTTCATATACAATACTAGGAGTAGAAAGATTTAATTCAAAATTATTTAATGATGCTCCATCATATCCCTGAACATATAGATGAACTAAAGCCATTTTATATAATTCAGATAATACTATTCTTTGTATACGTTCAATTGTGCGGGCAAATCTAATATCTTCTGCTGCTAAAGTAGCTTTACCAGTAAGATCTTTTTCAAATCCAAAGAATGCTTTGGGAATTTTTAATGCAGCTAACATTTCATCTCTTAAGAAGTTAACGTCATCTATAGCATTATATTCTAACCCTTTAATAGTATCAATTTTAGTATTACTATTAGCTCCACGTTGTGGTATATAAAAATCCTCTAACACGTTCATAACATTATATTTCATGTTATATTCACCTGTTTGAGAATCAATAAAAGGAGTTTTTTTCATATTTCCTTTTAATTTTTCCATATATCCATCTACTTCGTTAGGAGGTAAATTACCAATATCAACATAGAAAACACGTTTTTCTGGGGCACGGGTAATACGATGTAATAACATCGCATCTTTCATTAAAATATATTGTTTATATGTTTTGCGGGCTGGTTCTATATATGAACGACCATAAGGAAGGTAGTTAGCATCTGTTAAAAGACGGAAGTGGGCAATTTCATAATTTTCAAATTTAATTTTTCCATCTCTATCTTTAACACGGTTATTCATTCCACCAGCAGCAATAACCATTGGGTCTATTTTAAAACAAACATAGGAAGGGTTGGAGGGGTCTTGTCCTTCTTCTCTTACCATATCATAAACTGATAATGGTGTAACTGAATATATACCAAATTTTTCTGCTACTTCCATATGTAAATAAAAATCACCATACTTACACATGTTGCGTGTCCATAACCATAAATTAAACTCGATATTTAAAATATCGTAGAATAAATTATATAATATTCTCTGTATGTTTTCATCTGGAGACATTATTTGTATAACTTCTCCATTTTCATTTTTTAAAGTTGATTCATCTGAAATAATATCTAATGCAGATGCAATTATTGATTCAGTATCCATTGCTTCATAATCAGTATATAATTGAATACGAAGTGTTTGATAATTCATCGTAGGGTTATAAGGCATGTTTGCCCCATAACGATGGAGTTTGGTAAATCTGTCTATTAAAGCATTAGTTTTAATATTTCCAAATGCTTGGATACGATCAACATCGACTACTTTTAATTGATTTCCACCAACATTTCTTATAATTACGTCAGTTCCGAATAAACGTTTTAGTCTACTAAATAAACCTACATTATTATTTTCTTCAGCCATTTTGTTTTTGTTATATTAATAAATATTTATTATTTATATAAGCCATGTTATATCTTCAATACCATAGGCCGTATTAATTTTATATGGGTTCCTAATTCCCATATTATTATATAATTCAGGATGTTCGTGGGTAGTTTTTGTCATACTTTTTAAAGCAGCTCTAGTTATATCCATACCTTGTTGATTTAATTTTATACCAGTGTCCCTTGTAAATAATCCTATACCCAAGGCCATTACTAAATCATCATGGTAACCATTTTGAGCCTGTGCTTTTCCATTTTGCCATATAAATACACGTAGCTCCTCAAGTAATCTCTTAGAATGAAATATAAGATATCTATCTCTAATATACGCCTCCATTTTGGATATAACAAGGGGTCTTGTTTTAACTGAAGTAGTGAATCCGGGAACTGTTTGGGCATTTTCTATTTTATCTAACCATTTATCTAAATTTATTTCACCATATGCTCTCGGTGAATAATAAAGATTTTGATATCCTTTATCAATTATTGTATTAATTACATCCCATCCTATATTTGCATTTTCCACTACTAATAAAGCATTATTATATTCTGTAGCTACTGAAACTAACATATTACCAAATGTTCTGGTGTCTATTTGGGATTTATATTCTGCTACTTGTTCGCAGTCTATAGTATCTATAACATGAAATGTAGAAGAGTCACTCCCATCCCCTCTAGCAACATCAGCACATACTATATATGATTTATTATAATCAGGATATTTCCATATCCAAAAATCTCCTCCTATAAATCTTCTTTCAACTGGATCTTCTATATATGTCTGTTCATAAAAAGATAATATTTCAGGCTCCACAACTGAATTACCAGAACCTAAAAAGTCACAATCATATTCCTGTGCAAATTCTCTTGGAGACATATTAGCACGTTCACGTTCTTCCCAACCTGGGTCTACAGGTGCTACCCTATCAGGATGAAGATTCCATTTTAATTCTATTGGATAAAAATCATTATCTCCTACTATAGCTTCCTTATACATTTTATGGAACCAATTTCCAATCCCCTGAGGAGATGATAATGCTATAATACCACCACCAGTAGCAATTGTTGGTTTAATACTTGTATATATTTTATCAATACCAACAATAAAAGCAGCCTCATCTATAATCAATAGAGATACAGCATATGAACGACCAGCATCTGAAGCGGCTGAAGTTGCTATAATTTGAGAACCATTAGCTAGCTTAAGTGAAAGTTTATTATCAGAAATCGGTTTTTGATTACCTTTTAACCAACTTGGAAGATTTTGATACATAAACTGTACTTTGTCTACCATTTGTTTTGCTGTTTCCTGTTTAGTAGCAATACACAATACGGTTTTGTCTTTATTAAATAACATTAACCAAAGAGCATAAGCTGCAACTAATGTTGATATACCTAACTGACGGGATTTATTTATTATTGAGAAACGATTACTATGGAATTTTGATAAAACATCTTCCTGGAATGGGTATAAATTAAATAATATTCTTCCTTTTATTGGGTGGGAGATATAACCATACTTACGGAAAAAATGGATTGGATCTGTTGCACATTTAATGTATTCTTGTTTTATTATTTCCTTAATATTAAACTGTTGTTCTGACATATATTATATACTGTTGGTTGTATATAAATATATAAAAAAATCACCTCAATATGAATTGGGTAATTTATAATAATGTAAGATTATATTAGTTTTATTTTAATATTAATAATGTTGTTATAACTACTGCTGTTATACCACCAATTCCTAATAATGTTGATTTGCGTTTAGCTTTTTGGACTTGTTTTCCTAAATCTTTTGATAAGATTTCTAAATTGTTTTTTTGTTGGTCTTTAAGTTGCATAATGATACTATCACTAGCTTCTTTTTGTTTATGTAATGTAATAATACTATCCTTGGATAATATTATATTATCCTTATAATTAACAATGGTTTGAAGTTTTTGATTATTATCTTTTATTATAGCAATTTCAGCTTCACAACTATCTTTCTTAATTATATCTTTAACTACTTCTCTTGCAACTATTTTAGGTAAAATAACATTACTATCTGATATAGAAATCTTTGTAACGGTTTGTGAAAAAACTGTCAAGCTGAGTAATATTGAAAGTATTAGCATTATTAATTTTTGCATTGTATATTTTTTGTAATTTTAGAATTCCTAAATTATTTTTATTCATTCCTTCTTTAACCTCATTTATAGCGTCATTGAATATTACTTGGTTTTTCTCTTGTTCATATATTCTTGATATTATAAATGCCTGATCTTGTTTTATTGAATCGATTACTTTTTCAATTTTATTATTAGTTTTAAATGTTTTTTTAATTTCTGAAGGTTTACCAATAAAAACTGTTATTAATAATCCACATATAATAGCAACCGCTATTACATATAATATAACTTCTCCTGACTTTTTTAATATATTAGACCATTTAATTAATGTTTTATCTTCCATAAAATTTATTTTATTAAACCAGCGTAATGTTGCATTTTTCTAATTGTATATTCATCTAATTCCCCTTTAATTTCTTCTTCATCTTCTGCAGGTAATTCAATTTTTGGTGGTTTTACAGGGGTTTGTTTTTCTATTTTCTTTTGTAAATAAGGGGAACCTGCAATTAAATCAGCCATTCTATCTTCTAATGATAATTTTAATGCACGTAAACGTTCAACTTCAGTGGATGATTTATCACTAATATCACCTGCAACTCCACCTTTATTACGTCTTAATTTAAGTATATTACTTTTTGTTGCTTCAAGACGATTATTTAAACTATCATATTTCATCCATGCTTCATAATCATCATCAGATATAGAAGAAGGTTGAACATTTGTTCTTTCTATTTCATCATCTGGAATAGTTGGTTCTTCTTCATCATTAAAATCTTCTGTTCCATCATTGTTAGGTTCATTATCAAAATACATTGATAATGGGTTTTCTGTATTACCCATAAACATATCTTCAGGATCTTGTGCCTGTTGTGGTGTTCTTTCACCTGTTGGGGTTGGTGTTTCTATTTCACCTCCTGCTCCTAATTTTACTAATACTCCAGAATCTAATAAAGCATTCACAATAGCATTAGCTATCTGTGGTCTTACAAAATTAAATTCTCTTTGTAATGCTATCTTTTCAGCGCCAGGGTTATTGCGGAAAAAGTTGATAATATCTTCTAAAGATATTTTACTTATTTTTTTATTGGCATACGAAGATGCATCCATTTCTGGATCAGCTAATTTAAAACCTTTTGCTATACGGGCCATTTCTGCTAATGTTGATTCAGGTCCTTTAGATAATTCAGATTTCTTCTTTTGTAAAGCTATTAT